TCTTCATAATTATCATACATCGAATCTTCTTCTGAAATTTTAGATACCGTATCTGAAAACATTGAGTCAGTTAGCGTTGCACTCAGAAGGTACTCTTTGAAATTTTGGTGCGATGTAAGCCACCCAAATAACCACAGTGTAGATACCATGTCGTCATGATTGTTTTTACTAGCAGCCCAACTATTGCCTTTGGCTTCAAACGTACACAACTCTTTATATGTGGTTGGATCGTTGATCTTTAGTGTGTGCTGCTCTATCATGTCTTTCATAACACGACAACCAACACCCTTAACTTTAGCAGTCGTTTTGACTCCGATACCATTCACATTCACGTTATTGGTCTTGAATATGTTATCGTACTCTATTTCCTCGTGCATTATGTTAGTCACAATGAACCCAAAATCGTTGTTGTTCTCAATGAGCACCAATGCGCTATTATATCGCTTGCCCCATTTCTCAATCATGGTTGGGAAGACGTAAGGTGAAATGGTGTTGATCGAGAAGGTGAATACTTGCTCATACGGCGATGTTGAAATATCGAAGATACTAAACGTTGAGTGATCCCCACCAACACCTCCTGACACATCTACAGACATCACATATTTGTGACCTTCAATTGGCGCGACATACATATGTACTGGATCAATAGTGTCTACCGCTATCTCGTCACTCATAAGAGCTTGAATGCTTCCTAATGAGTCGGAATCGATAAGTGTTGTTGTCGAACCTCTAAATATGCACTCTTGCTCTTGTCTGAACTGCGCTAGACTGCCGTTTGCAGCATCAATAGCTTCTCGCTTCCATTCATCATCTCTGCCTGGAACCATGTCCCAAGTAACCTTGTATATAAGGTAGTCGTTTTCACCGTGTGATGCTCGTTCACATGTCTCATGAAAAACATTACCCATACCGTTTGGTGTAGATGACATCCAAACCTTTTTCTCTTTACCCGCCAAAATTGCAGGGAGTACAGCCGCCATGAAATCCTTATCGTTTGGCACAAACGCCATCTCATCCAAGTACAAAATATGAGGACTTGAACCACGAATAGATTCGTTTGCAGAAGCAGCAGCATACACGACTGTCTGGTTTTCGAACTCAATTGTTGACTTGTTATATTCTTGGCATCCCGGCTGTAAAAAAAACGGCAACTCCTGCAGGGCTTCTCGCAAGCGCTTGAGAATCTTGTGTGCTGTATCTGCTTTGTTGGCCAGCAAGATTATCTCTTTATCTTTGTTGAACAACGCATAATGCAACAACGCAATGGTGATGACAGATGATTTACCAGACTGTCTAGCCTGCAACAGGCTCATAAAACGTGACGAATTGTTTTGAGAGAGTCTGAGGATTTCGCGTTGAAAGTCGTACAGCTTTACAAGTCCGCGTTCTCCGGTGTTGATATCAATCAACCAAAAATATCGTTCTGCAAAGTACAAAATATCTTCCTTGCATCTGCGATATTCTTCAATCATCTCTGGAGTCCAAGATGTTTTGGTGCCAGCGTTTTTGATCTTTCGATTGCCTTTGTAACGCGATTTTGGTCCGTATTCTGTAGTGTCTACTATAGCGGGAGAATCAATCGGGTATAAAGGCTTGACCGATAGCGAATCATATAAATCTTTAAATTTGGGGTTTTGAAGTTTTGTGAGTGAACTCATTTGCCATTTGCTTCTATTACTAGTTCTTCCATAGTGCTCTCTCCACTGGTCAATTTTTGAATTTGCTCAGTGGTGAGATTGATCTCAGTTGTTTTTTGATTGTTGTTTTGAATGAACGTGTTTTTCTTTGGTGGTTCTTGCTTGCCAACGCTTGCATCTGATCGTTGCTTCTCAATGGACAACAATTGCTTGCTTGAATCATTTATGACCTTGAGCATAGTTGCCATAGCTTCGAAGTATTTCGGATTTCCGTTTTCACGTGCTATGACCGCTAGTAGTTCTACAGCGCTTCTGGCGTTATCAACCACAAATTGAATGTTGCGTTTAGCTGCTGTGACTTCTATTGAGTCTTCCTCTCGGACAGTGATAGAGACTTGACCGTTTTCACCATGTGAAATCTCCGGCACTCCGTCTCGCATAATTTCTAGGGCTTGTTTTTTAAAATCGTCTTCCATGTAATATTTAACTCATCTTGATTTTTTTGGTTGACACCATATGCAATTATGATATGGTGCGTGTGAAAGGAATCAAATCATGATAGAAAAAATCAAAGCTGGATACAGCACAGGTGCCGTTTTGGCGTTAGATGCGGCAGAGTGGCCAGAGATAATGATTGCAATGCAGATTGTGATGTTTGGTTATGACGTAGCCAAGTCAATCAGTGTCACTGAAATTCAGCAATCATTTGGTATCGAGAAAAGGAGCGCATATCGCGTCTATCGAATTCTACAGGAAATCAACGAGAAATAATCACCACTCAACAGTCTTAGGAATATATGACTTGATTTTGTTGCGTATTTCTTTGTCTAAACCCTCTACAGAGGTTGGTGCTTTGCCGCGCTGTTTCACTGTGAAATAGTTAGCTTTTGCGACATACTTCCCACCACCTTTTGATGTCTTGACAGATACGTCAACACCTTTCTTGTTGAAGGCAATCACAATACCACCATCCATATGCTTGGCCAACGTGTCGCCCATGTTGATGATTTGCTTCATAGTAGCAGCAGCGCCAGTGTGTGTTGATATCAAGATTTGTGAATCAACTTTTCTCTTGCGTTGTTGGTTTTGTTCTTTGGCGATTTCAATGTCGTTCATGACCCAAACAATGTTGATGTCTTTCTTATCGTATCCAGCAGCAACCAGAGCATCTGATAGGTTGGCCAGTTTCGAAAAGCTCTTCAGAGTCGTGTCAAATATTAAGTTTGGTTTGCGGTCGGAGTTGGTGATCATAGCAGCAGCAAGTGCGACATCTTGAGATTTCTTGTCAATTTTGAGGACTGTTGAAATTGCAGTGTGTAGTGTTGAAACATCTTTAGGTCTTGACAAATCGAGTGATTTGATTTCTACACCACTGATCTCTTCAACCTTTTTAGCGATCACCTTGCTACGCAGAGCAAGTTCTTTGATGCGATCAGGGTCGAAGCTTTTCCCTTCGACCCCAAGCAAGTTTTTTTGTACAAACCCTTTACCCGAACCAGCACCGCCAGCCATGATGACAACAGTGTTGAATTTCGGGTATGCTTTACCGCCAAACGTTATCAGTGCTTCTTGCAGTGATACCTCTTCTCTAAGTGTTGTCAGGTTAATGGCCATTGGTGTTTAAACTCTTTTTACGCTAGATGGAAATGCAAGTGCAGCCTGAGCAGAGACACCTGCAGAGGAACCTGCTTTTTTGATAGCAGCAACCGTGTCTTTTGCTTTCACTTTGAATTTCTTGGAGTTGAGCGGTTTCCCGTCCTTACCCTTATTTGACACTTTGAATACTACTTCCCATTCTGCGTCGTTTGCTTCTCTAAGCTGGTTTAGTGTTGTCATGATTTATCTTTCTTTGGTTTCAATTTCAATTTGAGCGCTCTGGATAAGAGCACAAATTGATCGTAAGTTAAGTTGGCCATGACAGTACCTTCTGTATCAGTCATGCTATAAAAAAATGTGTCGTTAACCTTGCCATGGACTAAGAAAATATCGTCAAAGCGGTCTGTGTTGTCTTTGTCTACTTCTGCGTCTTTAGGCAGTCGCTTATGAAGTTTAAAGTTTGCCATCTCAGACACTTCATCTGGATGCGAAGTGTCGGACATGCCTCTAATTGTGTTTTCTAGTGTTGTCATGTTCACTCCCCGTAGAGTTCTAGTACCCTAGACACAACTTCGTGTCTTTCAATATCATCATTAGAGAACTCTACAACTTGAATTCCCTTTACATCACTATTTAGCACTTTCTGGGTGATGTATGCAAGCCCTGAAGAACCATTCAAATCAGTTTGCTTGATGTCGCCACAAATGAACATTTTTGAATGATCACCAAGTCTAGTGAGTGTGGCTTTCATCATGTCATCACTCAAGTTCTGAGCCTCATCTAAAATGACACATGATTTTTTGAACGTGCGACCTCTGATGAATGCTGTGGGAACTATTTCGATTGTGCCGTTTTTCATCCACATCTGAGTTTGTGTTTTGCCAACGGCTTCTTCAAACACATCTATTACGGGCATCATCCATGGAGCCATTTTGCTATCGATACCACCCGGCAAAAAACCAATGTCAGACTCAGCACCACCCGCAGCGATATTAGGTCTTGATATCACGATTTTTTTGATTTTCTTGTCTAGGAGAAGTTTGATAGCCGTTAGGGTTGCTAGAAGAGTTTTGCCAGTACCAGCAGGACCGACGCCAAACACTATCGAATTATGCTTGCTGTTTAGTTCTGCAATGAACTCTGATTGTGCGGCGTTTCTGGCTTCAATCAATATGTCGGAAGAATTTGGTTGGTGACGTTGAGTATTGATTGCTACAACGTTACCTTTTCTGCCGCGCTTGTTCATTTTGCGAGCGTTTCTACGTTCGCGTTTGGTTAGAAATTTTTCTTCTTTGTTCAACGGATCATACATATAATGGTACTCCTGATATATAGGAGCAGAACTATTGACTGCTCCTTCGTGACAATATTGTCAGTGAAAGAGCAAAATGAAACGTTTGCTTTTCATGTACTATTTAAAGATTAAGACTTGTTATCTAGGATCGTTGTCGTCAAAATTTGTTGTTGTTTCAGTCGGGTAGCTAGTGACTTCATCAATGCTCTCAGCAGTGGTTGGCAAATAATCGACCGTAGTCCGTTCAAGCGGCGTCACGTCAACATCTGGATATGCGCACAAGTCATTCGTATCTATTCTAATGCTTCTAATGACCTTACCAGTTACGGGGTCTGGCTGTGGCAACAAACCATCCTCAGAATCATCAACTGGTATGTTGCCACCAGTGAAGTCTTCAACAGCACCACCGCACTCTAAAAAATCAGCAAGCGCGTTTGATTTACCAGCCGCGCCCCAAAAGTGAGTCCATGCAGAGAACTCTAATGTGTACAGCACAACTCGTTGATCATTCATGTCTTCAAAATTATCTTCAAACGATACGGCATCCAAGACGAATGTTATGTCGTGCTCAAGACCTTCATAAATCTCATGTTGCATGACAACAGTCAAATCTTGACGAAAGTATGGGATGATTTGTTCTACAATTTGTAGTGCATCTGTTTGTGTTTTGGCGGCAACCGTCAGTGAGAAGTTCAATATCATTGGCGCTGGATTGTATGCAACACCATCACCAGTTGATGTCTTGTATATATCGTTTTGAGGGCGTTGTCTGTCTGGATCGTATGACATACCAGTCATCTCAAAACTCATCTTAGGAAACGTCTCTACATACTTTTCATAGAGATTATCATTCTCAAATTTCAGCTTGTCATCATAGTTGATGAAACGAGTCATTGGACCGTATCGGATAGGAGTACGAATCAGGCGATCAATTTTGTCGCCATCTCGATTGAATTTGGCAACATCAATCCGTGAGAATAATGTGCCAAACACTGATATGATTCGTCTGGTATGTCCGTTGTACGAGTACGTTGCCATGTCCTAGGATTCGTCTTCCTCAGCTTTTCTAGCCTCGTGTGCTGTTCTGAATAGTGTAAGTGCAGCATTAACGCTTTGTGTGATGTCTTCAAACCCTTTGAGATTGAAATCGGCAGAAGCTTTGTCGGAATACATNTATGCGTAGTGATCGCCAGTTGCTTTGTTTTTGTGCACATCAAAAGAGATGCCATTATAAGTGCCACTCATAAAAGTTTTGTTTTTGGTGTCCCAATCAACTCTACGCGTCAGTTTCGGAATGACAACAAGATTGTCTGCAACGTCTCCCAATTTTGCGTGATACTCAGATGGATTCTCCGGTCTATATCTTTTGGTCATATTAATATAACCCTCAATAGCCGTGCCGTGAATTTTCATAGAGATGTCTACAAATTCAATTGATGGATACGAACCATCATAAGTGATGTCAAGTGCCCTGCCATAATGAGTTTCGAGAGGTGACTCTTTAAGTTCTTTTAGTCTCATGATTCTGTTACCCATCCCACCGTAGTGTCTATATAGCGAAGCTTGATGTACTGTTCGTCCGTGCTAAGCACTTTGCTTGCCACAACGCGGTCTATAGCTTCACCATCGGATACAGCGATTGTCACGTTGTTGGTTGAAAACGTGCCAGCATAATCCCTGATTGCAACATACGTTCCAAACGCGGNTGTCAAACCTGATACCGCTGGAAGTGTGATTGTGACTGTGTTGGCGCTAGTGTCAACATAGTAAGTGATGTTTGCCTCTGCCGTGATGTCAGAGTTGTGGACTTCAACGGGTCCACTTCCGCCATTTAGGTAGTCGATTAAAACATTAACCTTGATAAATGCATCACGAATATCGTCTGCATTTGTTACATTGGCCGCTGTACCTACATTGATTCGTTCAAATGCCATTTTGTCTTCCTATAATAAATCTCCGTCGCGGTACACGACCCACGGAGTCTGAGAGTGTGGAGACAGAGAGCCTCTCAGCTAATTCACACTATATAGCGCTTTG